GTTCTGCTTTGTTCTTGGGAAGATTACCAACATCAATGTAGAAAATTCTACGCTCTGGTGCTCTGCTCAAACGATAGATCACCAAAGAATCTTCGATCATGCGAAGTTGATTGACTGCCTTAATCGCCTTATGCAGATGACTAAGAGTCATGTTTTTATTCAAGTCCTGAATACCTGAGTGACAATAGGTCACAGAATCAGGAGCAATCTTCATACCCTGATTGGTAGAATTCTTCAGACCCTTTGGATTGTACAGAAAATATTCTGCACTCTTTCTGGTGAGTTGAGTATTAAGATCAACACCACGCAGTTCCTCTGGTCTCTTTTGTTGGTACTCAGTTACCTTGCGAATCTTACGAGGATCAATGTAACGAAGTTCTGTAAGACCCTTGCGAGGATTTTCTGGATCAATTACTTTATGATAAAATAAACGACCATCAACATACCAACGACGGAAGATTTCATATGAGCGATTTTCAAAATCAAGCAAGCGAAGAATTTCAGCAAACTCTTCTCTAATAAGTTTTTTAATTTTATCAGATGCTTTCAAATTTGAAAGTTCAACCTCAACAGGAACATCATCAAAGTTACCGCAAATAGTTTCGTTAACGATATCATCTACAGCACTATCACATTCGGGTTGCAGAACCATCTCTCTATAACGAGTGATGAGTTCATACTCATTCCGAAGTGTTCCATCAAAATCAACTGAATAACCATAATATCCGCCACCGACAATCGGTTGCGATCCATCCATCGAATCCTTCTGTACAAAAGAAGGACCCTTTGGTAATTTTTTCGCTCTCTCTAGCGAAAATCCAAATAACTGTTGACCTGCCATTACATTAGTGTGGGGTATACTTTATTTATGAGGTTGTAAAAACTAGTAATCAAACCGATTAGTATCGATTCTATCTCTACCTTTCAATACATAATTCTGATACTCAAACTGTACTGTAAATTCTTGAATAGCATCATTACTTCCATAATCTAATTCCATTGCACTAATCATAGTTGGCCAAGCTTCGTTAAAATAATATACTGCAGTTACGATATTAAAATCCCTTTTGGATGTATCTGATCTTCCCATTACTTCAACTTTGATATCACCAAATGCATGGACATTTTTAGAGTCCGTATTTCTCATATAGTTATTATCTTTTGCTCTAATAAACTGATGCCAATCAACAAAGTGATTTCTCATCGTTTGCTTATTGTCATTCATAAATGTCAATGTGACTGGTTCGTAAACTCTATCACCTGGAATTTTATAATTCATTCCCCTGAAAGGTACATCTAAAGGCGTAACATTAGAAGTTGGAATTGTTGCTGAGCGACACATAAACCGCATCGCTTTTCTCCTACTTCCTTTATCATATCTAAAAAAATCATTGGGGAAATAAACTGTCGTTCGGAATAAATTATTGACAGCAAAACCACCTAGTCTTCCTACATTAGACTTAAAGTCATCAATTGAACTTAACTGATCTCTTCTTGACATATGAAAAAAGGTCCCAGAAGGGACCTTAAACTAAGATTCCTAAATCTATTTAGGAAGATCAGCGGTTCTTACGGTTCCAGTAAACGATCTGCATCTCTACAGTGAATTCCTGAATAGCATCGTTGCTGCCCCAATCGAGATCGATCGAAGAGATGCTAGAAGGATAGCAGTGTTGGAACTCATACTTCTTGATAGTCTTAGCGCCATCATCATTACCCTTAGTTCTGGAAAGTTGCTCAACGCTCATGTTCTTATAAACAGAGTCAACTCCATCACGGATTCCGAGTCTAGAGAAGTTAGTGTCAGGATCTTGCATCATGCTGATCCAAATTTCAAATGCAGATCTCAACTCCATGTCCTGATCGTTCAGAACAGTAATAGTCCACGGCTCAAAAGATCTGTCACCAGCAATCTTCAGAGTACGACCACGATAAGGAACTTCTACAACACCCATGTTTGTAGAGGGTAACTGTGCAGCTCTCACAGTGAACTCAGCCAACTTAGTCACACCATTTGAGTAACCACCACTCTGTAAACCCTGTCCAGATCTGATTCTCTTGACTTGGTTGGGGAAGTCAATATTTACTCTGAACAGATTAGGTCTGGCTAATGCGCCTCTGTCAATGACCTCTGACTTAAATCGATCGATACTTTGTCTCATGGTTCTCCTTTCTTATGTTTTACTACTGGTTTATATCACTTTTCTTGGGGTGACTTCTGGTCAACCACTCTGTAATGACTGTACTGCCACTCAACACTAAACTCTTCAATAGCGTCATTGGATGCAGCATCCAAATCAATAGAAGAAACATTAGTTGGGAAACAATTGACAAATCTATAGCGTCTTGCATCTGCCAGACCACCACCAGCGCGACTATCTCTTTGATGAGCTGCTACATCAACTGTGGAGAAATAGTTCATATTACCACCTCTAGCATAGTTAAATTTTCTATGCTGTACAAGATCAATCCATTTCTCGAAGAACTCTCTTACATCAAATTTTTCATCATTCATAACAGTCATAGAGAGGGGTTCATATGTTCTGTCGCCAGGAACATTAAACATTCTTCCATTATAAGGAATTTGAATCGTGCCGATGTTTGCAGCAGGCAATGATGTTGCCTTAATCTGGAACTTGAATTGAGAACCAACTTCGGGCAAGAGATCTTGTAAACCACCAGGTCTTCTTACAAAGACAGTAAACAGGTTAGGACGAGCAAATCCTTGGACCCGAGTGATTCTTGACTTAAAGACATCAATACTCTCTTTAGACCTAGCCATGAATATCCCTCAATATATCTTTTGCTATCTGTATTTATACAAATAAAAAAATTGGGACCCCTTTCGGGATCCCAAATGCGGAAGATATGTGCTTGTGATCAGCTAACGACTTCAGCGAAGGAGACGCCAGAGCGCGTAGCGATGAAGGACAGAGTGATGTAGTTGATTGTTCTAGTCGGCTTGACATATACCTCAGCGAAGAATTCGCCACGGTCAACTGCCTCAGGCGGGTTGTTGTCTTCGTCACACTTGACCAGGAAGTCAATCACACCACGACGACCTTGAACGGTGGTCATGTAAGGTTCTACAATGTTCAGGAAGAAACCTCTTTGCTCAGCATCGTTCTGCTCGAACAGTTGTGTCTTAGCAGCTTGCTCGATGAATCTTTCGATAGTCAGGAACAGGCGGCGAACATTGATTCTGTCGAAAGCGGAAGCGAAGGACAGAGCAGTCTTATCACCATACAGAACGGTGCCTTGACCAGGGAAAGTTACGATCGGGTTGATTCTGTTAGCATAGAGTTGATCTCTCTGTGCTTTGTTAGGAGTATAACCCAGTTTAATAACATTTCTCAGTACACCGCGAGTGAAACCAGCGGGGGAGAACCAAGGATCAGATTGGATGGTTGTTTGTACACACAGACCAGCAACATCAGAGTTGCAAGGGATGTAGCGATACTTATCGTTGTACTTGTCGTAGATGTACTTATAACCAGAGTCGAATGCCATGTAGGAGGAACTCGGAAGAGTCTTGAAGAACTTCACGACATTATCGGTTACATCCTGAGGATCGGTAACACCAACGACATGACCGCGACGGGGCGATACGAACATCATGCAGTCCTTACGAGATTCAACAACAGCGTTGATTGTGTTGACCTTAGAAAGACCTTCTGTATCGGTAGCACCAGTAGGACCAGTAAGAACGAAGTCAACAGTAACTGCTTCACGGTCAGCAATCAGATCATAAGATTTGGTCAGATCTGTATTGGGGATGTTATAGAATCCACCAGTGATGCTGTAGCTAGCACCACTACCAAGTCTGTAGTAGTAAGAAGCGTTGTTCTTGGAACCGATAGCAACATCGCCTGCAGGGTAGCTAATACCGCCATCAGCAGAACGGAGAATGTTGAACTTACGAGCAGCAGTCAGACCCCAGTTACCATCAGATGCGTTAGAGTTAGCGTTATGGACAGTTGTCTCGTGCTCACCCCAGTATACATAAGCAGATCTCTGCTTGATTACTGTAGGATAGTAGTTGACCTCACCAACAGTGGTCTTTGCATCAGATGCTTTAGAGACATTCAGGAAACGCTCCAGCAGGGTGCCAGGAGTACCTGTAATGCCGCCATCAATGTCGATGACCAGAACATGCAGTTCGTCGTTATGACCACCCTTAGATGCAGCGTAGGAAGAAGTACCAGGGCGGGCAGCAACGGTAATCCACTTAGCGCCAGGAACATACTCACGCTCTTGATAGTCTTCACGAACAGAAGAGATAGCAATAGCAGTCGAGTTGGTATCGTTGACCGAATCGGTAGCAGCAAAGTCAATGCTACCCTTATCCAAGATAGCGTAGAGACGACGCTCAATACCACCAGTGCCGATTACAGCAGTGTTAGTACCCTGAGTGACGGTTTGACCATCAGCCATGATACCAGTTACACCACCAGAAGGCAGAGCGATTTCCAGCTTGCTATTCTTAGCATCCCATGCAAGAACATCAACAGCCTCTTGGGAACCACCAATTTCAACCGTTGTGGAAGTGCCAGGAACAAATGTACCAACGATGGTTGTAAGTGTCAGAACAATGCTGTACTTAAAGACTTTACCAGCAGCACCAGAAGCAGCAGAAATTGCTTCGTCGGCAACGAACTCGTGCTCGTTACCAGAAGCAGGAGCAGGCATAACACAGATCTGGTCGGGACCAGCATCAGTTACGAAAACACCGATAGAGTTACCATCAGTACCAGCAGTACGAGCTGCCCAGGTCCAAGAGTTAGCGGCAGGTTCAAAGGAAGCTTCGTAGGAATCAAAATTCTTGATCAGGGGAGCAGTACCAGTGTCAACAGCATTCTTCAGTGCTGCGTTTGTTACTCTCACGACCTTCAGCAAACCACCGTAGGACAGGTAGTTAGCGGCAGTAAACCAATACTCATAGTTGTAGTCATTAGGACCACCAAAAGTATCTACAAGTTGGTTCTCAGAAACAATGTCTACAATCTCCTCTACGGGACCTTGCTCAAAAGGACCAGCAATAAATCCAACATTCGCTGTTGGCACTACCGCTGTAGTAGTTAGGTCCCTCTCCTGGATAACTACCCCAGGCGATAATTGGTTAGATGCCATCGTGATATACTCCTAAAAGTTCCGTTATCGGTTGTCTAGGATTATTTATATTTTTGAAACCTTATCTAAACTCCCACATATAGGACTTATCACCGTACTCCGCGATCTCCCATCGCTCTCCTTGAGCATCAATTATATGGTCATCATCTAATCCGTCACTGATGAATCCAAACGGTGCCATGTCCTGCTCAATTGCATCTCTTTGGTCCGCATAGATGCGAGCACGAACATCATTATCATGCATTTCCTTGAAGTATTCCTGCATTGCCATCCATGCAAAAATCACCAGACACATAGCGAGGTCATCATTACATCCTTCTTCCGCCGCGAATGATTGACCCTTGACAATGAATGTAGTTAGTTCTGCAATAGTATCATAATCATTGATGATAAGTTTATCTTCTTCGATAAGTGCTTTGAGGTTGGAACATCCAACTTGCTTGACGGCAGTTGACATCTTGACACCCAATTGAGTCTTCTTACCAGAGAATCCTTGACCTAATTGTTGACCAGCTCTACCGCGCATTGCTGCCATCAACAGGTTCTCATATTCCAAATCGAACTGAATAATATCCGCAACCTGACCACCAATGTCATTCACTTCACATAAAATGTATGCATTATTATAATTTCTAGCAACATCTACAATGATATTAGGGAAGATGATCGGTTTGATTTCATTGTTCCTATACTTTGCTACCATTTTATATGGTAGAGTGGTAGTATCCATCACACAGAATGCAGAGTAATCATTTGACAATCCTCTGGCAACATCAACAGTTATGATATAATTATGGTCCTTTTCTACCTTCTCATAAATTGAAAGACCTTTGTTTTGTTTAATTGGATCATGATATGGCATGACCCTCAATTTACTAGGACTAATTAAGGTGTCAACAGATCCAAGGAATTCGCACTCAAACTCAACTCGAAACTGCTGCTCAGATGTGTTCTTGATTGTTTGTTCTTTCCAAACATCATCTCTACCTGGAACTTCAGACCAATGAACCTCTGTCGGTACATATTCATTAGATCCGCGCTCTGCATCATGCCACAATTTGTAGAACATATTCATCCCGTGTGGCGTGGAGATGATAATTACTTTGGTAGATTTACCAGATGAGATAGTAGGATAAACAGAGCTAAAGAACTGGTCAGCGATATGATTCGGAATGAACGCGAATTCGTCCAGAAAAATAACATTAAAAGACATACCCCTGACGGCACTAGCCGAAGTAGAAGCAGCCATGATCTTACTTCCATTTTCCAATTCCAAACTACCTCTGTTCCATTGGAGGATGCCTTGCTGCATCCAGTTGGGGAGGTTTTCATAAGATAATTGTAGTCTTTGCAGCATCTCTCTTGCAGTTGCTGCTTTGTTTGCTAGGATTGCAACATTAACATTATCGTTAAAGAGAACATACCACAACAGATATGAGGTCACAATCGTAGACTTACCTGACTGTCGTGGTAGTTTTGCAATATTGAATCTATTGTCATGAAACTTTTGTACCATCTCCTCTTGGAAATCATACATGTCAAAAGGAATCAAACCTTTATCCAGAGATACGATCTTGATATATTCTCTGATAAAATAGACAGGATCTTCTGAACACTTAAGTATTTCCTGTACCTGATCTGGAGTAAACTCCGTAGATACATTTGCTTTTTTTAGATTAGGATTACCTAAGTATTGCTCTTGATTACTCATACTAATGTGCCATGTGCTCTGCGAATTTCACGCAATTCTTCAAAATCTTTTTTCTTAGTGCCACCATCATACGCCCATGCGTATCCTTCGGTGATCATCTGTTCGTTCAAGGAAAGTTCACTGTCTCCAATATAAAGCCATCCGAGAAGACGACCATACTTGCCGACACCACCAACAAGCTCAGTACGAATAACAAG